TATATATAATGAGTAGAACTATCAAGACCTGCCGCTCGTGGATAAGACACAATTCCTTCATCTAACCATGCGGTACGACTCAATTCACCTATTGACCACGTTTGCTCCACATAGTTATAGGTTACATATTTATTAATCACAGTTTCGGAACCGGAACAATAGAACCATCCAACCTCATCAAATTGTTTATTAAGAAATGCAAAAAATTGAAATGCCTGACCTTCATTTAAATTATCGAACACGTAACTATGTACGCTTGAAGGGAGGGGAGAAACAGAACCATTGTATTGATAAAACCCTTTTCGGTCCATCCAAAAAACCCCCGAAGGAGTATTAATACACGCATTAGGTCCCATTAAACTGATCCCTTCATTCAAGAGATTTAAGCTAAATGTATAGGGAGGACCCACAAACTGCATACTATATAAGGCAGTGTCCGTCCAGATTAACGTTTCCTGTCTTGCGCGTAGCCCACCTATAATTTCAGAACCAGCAGAACAACGCATTGAACCCGCTGTGTTTGTATTCTTAGGTTCCCATTCGGCTGGGTTTTCTTGATCAGACCAAGCAATAAGTAATGGATCAAGAACATCGCTTCGTTGATTAATGGACGCATCAATTGGATCCGCTCCTAAAACAATCGCGTGACGATCTATATCAGAAACAAGAACCTGCAATCCTCGCGTAGGACAGAGATTTGCTCCCGCCAAATCCGCAAGAGCTTTCCCACGAACATTAACGGTATCACTGGTATCCCAATAATAAACACCACCTGCCCGAGGACAAGCAATTAAATCTTCTCCAAAATTATCTAAAGACCATAATCGAAGCTGGTTTTTATCCGTTAAAGAGCTACTAGAACCCCATGTTCCTGCTCCCCATGTATCAGAACTCCAACCAGTGCTTGAAACATAAACATCTAACCCCGAACTAATTTGATAAGCACCAACAACATTCGAGCCTCCGTTTCCAGAGTCGCTACTGTTTGCAGTAACAGTATCTCCGCTTGTGTCTTTAGCCGTAAAGGTAAATGTATTAGCAGTTGGAACACTAGCTACTTGATATTCTTGATTAAGTACCGCAGCAAGCACAGTACCCCCTAAACTAGCTGCACCAGAAAAAGTTACAAAATCTCCTTCCGAAGCTCCATGTGCTGTGTCTGTAGCGGTGATAGTTGAAGACCCGTCACTAGCTGAAAATGTAACGTCGCCTGCAGAAGTAGTGGCTCGTATAGGAGTTACGTCATAAAAAACATCACCCTCTTGAACGTACAGCTTATAGCGAGTTCCTAATCCAAGAAGTTTGGTGCCACTGACTGTAACCCAAGCATGAAGAAGCCTTCCGGTTCCTAAGTAAGTGTTACTGGTGTCTTTTTCCCACCCACCAATTTTCTCGGGGAACCCTTTTCGAAACCGAACTAAGTTTCCATCAAACCAGCCACCTTCGGCTGTGTAAGCGGTTCCTTCTCGATTAATTCCTGGATTTAATAGAAATTTCTGAAGAGGCACGATATCCCTCTAAACTATGTTAGTTACCCTACGTACTTAGCCAGTAAAACAGTTCCAACAATAAACGGATAGACAGCCCAAAGCATTGTCTCTAATTTGTCAAAACGCTTCGCGCCAGCAGCAAGTCTTTGTTCGATATTCTCATACCGAATCGCACATTCCTTTTCGTGCGACTCTAAATCTGACCCTCTATTTTCCATTTTGTTGATTACTTGGCTTTTCCTTCGCTTTACCAATATTAAGCGCCAAAGTTTCAATGATTTTATATAACTTACCAATCAACACGTCGTCTTTTGGCGTTGGCGTTAGACTGCAGACAATACTCGCTACGGCTATTACGGCCACAGCCCCTTGTACGATACTCACAATTAAATCCATTGATCCTCCTCTTATTTCAGGCTTGTTCAGATTGGGCTTCTTCTACCTGCAACAAAACCACACATTGCTGAAAGGCAAGTTGTGCCGTCTCTAGCTTTTCTGCAAGCTCATTGATCTGCGCTTGGTATAAGGCTACCTCTTGCTGGAGCCGCGCTTGCTTTTCCTGCAATCTCTGGACATTTGGAGGAAGCTCAACAATCTCAGATTCTTCAACAACTTCTTCTTCTTCTATTTCTACCTCAGTGGCGTGTTCCGTCATCTTCTACCTTCCATACATTAAAATTTGCGGCAACGGTGCGCCGCTCTCCTTCACCCTCGAAAGGATACACCATGTGCTGCAACCAGGAGGGAAACATCAAAAACTTCCCTATTTCCGGTTTGATTACAAAATTCTGTGGTGGCCGCAATCGCTCCAAGTCAATCACCGAATTGATGCCGTAGTTAAAGGCCAAACAGCCATCGGAATTGCCCGAGGCGTTATAGAGGTTGTACTCAGGACTGCCTGCTGTGGGCTGATCGAGTATCTGCTGGGGCACCTTGGTCCACGAGGTACAAGACAACCCCATGAGGGTCTTTGTGCCGTGGTCGTGCATCGGGTTGTAATCGCCCTGATAACTATGCACGGACCACAGTTCATCTACTTCAACATGCCGATTATTCATGTTATAACCCATCGCGCCAAACGCCTTTAAATACTCCACCCCAAGCGCACCGCTCATGCGAACAAATTCTTCAAGCCGTGAATCATTATGATCCATCGTCAGTTGCTCACCATGACCAATCTGACCAACCAGCGTTCCTGCATGGGAATGGCGATCCTCCTGCTCCCGCAAATCGTCCAGATAGTGGTTCAGATCAGATACCATCTCATCGGGTATCTGCATTTCCAGCAGCAGTAGCGAAGGGATGGGCTGTATTCGAAACTCGTACTTCACTACGATTAGGAAGGTATAGTGAAAGAAGTATCTGATACTGGAAGTTTTGGAGGATTCGTAATTACCGAATCGACCTGACTTGCAAAAACTCCATCCCAAAGAGCTATCGGCATGAGTGCCTCTATCTGTGCTTTTGTAAATGAACCTTTAGCTTTTTTCGTAAAGTTCGCAGTTCCATCAGGGGCTACTGCCTCTACTGTTCTATTAAAAGTAGACTTGTAATAGGTTGCGTCGCCTTCTGAGTCATTCTCATAGGTTGCTGAAAAGTCCCATCGTTCTACTTTGTTATTTAGACTATAAGGTACAGCTCCAAATTTTTTAGTGACTGCCATTCTTATTCTCCTTTGAGTTTCGTTACTTCTGCTGATAATTCTTGAATTGCTTTTACAAGCATAGGAATAACCGCTGTATCGCCCACACGCTGTTTACCATCAGCCTCATCTTCAGTCCACATGCCAAAACCATCCTTTAGTCCAGAATGTTTATCGATAGCTTCTTTTACTTCTTGAGCGACAAAGCCATGCTGATACTTATCACTAATAAGACGTTCTTCTGAGTCTGCTACATAAGTGTTTAATGCTTCTGGAATATCTTTTTCTTTTCGGTATCTGAATGTTCTAGGTCTGAGGTCATTAATAAAAGACAAGCCTATCTCTTCATCTTTAATGTCTTCTTTGATTCGTGCATCAGAAGGGTTAGACCAAGTAGTCGAGCCAAAACTACAAGTAGTATCACTTCCTGCATTTCCAAAGGTGAATGTACTAGACCCTGATCCTGTTACATTATAACCCAATACGATTTCGTGAGAACTTCCTGCTGCACTAGGTTTAGAAACGCCTCCTATAGAGATGTTATGCGTCCCGTTAGTTGTTACCTGATCCGCAGCTCTACCTATTGAAATGTTGTAATCACCTGTAGTGACATAATAACCAGCTCCATCTCCTACAGCGGTATTGTAATTCCCGTCAGTTATACCTAACAGCGCGTTAGAACCCACTCCTGTATTAGCAGCGTTGCTGTTTCCAGAAACTCCAAAACCTGCTTTATAGCCTAAGAAGGTATTACTTGTACCTGTTACGTTATAGTAATTAGCTTGGAATCCAACAATAGTTTGTTTGCCTACTTCATCGCCATGATTCATATTAACCGCAGCTTGTGAGCCTACAACAACATTCTGCTGGCTTTGGTCATCTGCGGTTGCTGCATTGTATCCAACGTAGACATTGTTAAGTCCTGAAGTTACTGCATCCCCTGCTTGGCCTCCGATAAAGGTATTCTGAATGCCTGTAGTGACTGCCGTACCTGCGGCATAGCCCACTGCGGTGTTGTAAGTAGTGCCAGCAACATTCTGCGCATTTAAAGCATTTGATCCAATAGCAACCGTTCTATTGCTTTCTACAGCAGAGGTAAGAGCCTGATAGCCAATAGCTACATTGTCAGAAGCGTCAGTGAAAGCATCACCAGCTAATCCACCCAGGATGGTGTTGCGGAGTCCCGTGGTGACTAAGGAACCTGCACCGTAACCTATGGCAGTATTGTAAGTATCTGTGGCTGTCGTAAAATTCTGCGCTCCTAAAGCGCCTTGTCCAATAGCAATACTTCTGCTTCCTAAAGTATCAGCGGATAAAGCGGCTGTACCAATAGCTACATTATAAT